ATGTATCAACGTCCTCCTATCGCCATTAGCATCAAACAGGGCAGTATTGACAGCAGTGATCTTATCTCTGATCTTCCAGGGACTTCTAGGACTCATAACAGTAAAACCATTACGTCTTAAGATCGTATGATCTGTTACTCCCACCCCTGATGTCTTTCTTGCACTTCCAGTAGGGTCTGGACAGGCAATAACTCTACGATCAACTCCATACCTTCTAACAACCTCTTCTGCAAAGTCCCATGTGGTAGCACCTCCTGTAAGCATGATTTCATCAAAAACGTAAAGCGTATCATTATGCTTTACAGCACAGATTCCTGCCATCGGATCTACGTTAAAATCCAGCCCAATCAACAAGGGAAGCATATGTAAATCTTCTACAGTCTTGTCAATATTGTCATCAGCAAAGCTTACCGCCACCAATCCAGTAAGATTCTCAAAACTTGCCTCAAATTCCTGTCTAAAAGTTCTCTCATCTAACTGCCCTCTAGCTGCCTCAACCTCCTCTTTTGCAACATTACCCCCCTCTATCGTAGTAAAACTCCATCTTTGCCAATCATCCCATTCCTTTTCACCACAAAAGCACCACATATCATAAAACCAACTCGCAGTTCCATCAGGTGTAGATATGAAAAGTGCCCAACCCTGTTTATCAGCCAACGCAGGTCTTATAACCTCCGCCCATACATCTCTATCCATAAATGCAGCCTCATCCAGCACAACACCAGCAAGACTCCTACCTCTTAATGCCATCGCATTTTCAGTTCCCTTCAATTCAATACTCGAACCATTAATCAAATCCAGCCTTAAATCAGTCTCATTCTTTGCCTTCACCCACACCTTCGGCACTAATCTCTTTAATTCCTTCCATGCAATATCCTTCGCCATCCTATATGTAGGAGCACAATAAAAATAAACTTCCCCTGGTCGATTAATCGCACCTCTTAGCAGTTCGATACATGAAAGATAACTCTTTCCAAACCTTCTACCAGCTACCAGTACCCTAAACCTCTTATCACTATTAAAAACTTCACCCTGTGCATAACGTAAACTTATCTCATTCCTTTTTTTTCCACTCACAACCATTTATTTTACAAAAAATACAACTCATACCCCTCCTTTATAGCCTATTTCAACACTTTTAAGTTATCATTCAACTAAATACTACTAAAAATCAAGTCCGTGACTGATTCAATCTTACCTTCAAATATAATCCCACCCATAGCTCAATCTAAAAAAAGAGGTACTCCTCGTTTTGTTGCACGCTCTACAGCAGAAAAAGTTCAAGAAAGAGCACAACGCTTATATTCTCGCCAACTAAAAGGACTAACAACTCGCCAGCTTGTAATAGAACATTCAAAAATTGAACAAATATCCATAACAACAGCTTGGGATGACTGGAATCGTGTAAAAGTTTGGAATAACGAAGACTGGGATAAAGACAGAGAATCAATGCTCCCACGTCTACAAGCCATGAGAGTACGTCTATTTAACCAAGCAGTATCCAAAGGTCAATTACAAACAGCAGCACAGATTCTAGACTCTCTTGGCAAAGTAATAGGTGAATCAGTAGAAACAGTCAATATTCAAGCTCCAGAATTGTCCATAAAGGTAGAACCAAAAAATTAAACGAAATATATTTAAGTTGCCCGCCTTGCCCTAGAAAAAATTTTTTTCTGCAACACTCCCCCATATACGCTCTAAGGCCTCTGCATGCCTCTGTGATAGCACTGTAATATAACTTGCTTGTGATAGTACCTTAAAAAATATCGCCTCTTAAAATCGATTCTCAGCGAAGTAACATTTCTTAACTTTGATATTGACTTAATAGCAGATAGATGCTATTGTGCTATTAGGTTAAAAAATGAGCTACTACTATTGCTAATTTTAAACCTACCTTCCTTTTGAAATTCTCTATCAGGTAACCAACTTTTAAAATTTGTTTATCAGGTAAACACAAAAGGAAAAAACAAAAAAGAAACTAGACAATTAAAGAATCCTTCCTTTATTCCTTCCTAAAAAAAATGATTAAAAAAGAAATTCAATTTTATAAAAAAATTGTATACGGCAATGAGAATCTTTATTTAAAAAATGAAGAGGACTTTTGGATTTTAGGGTTAACGGAGACGTTAACTTTATTACCTAGACATATTGCCAATTTGAAGTCAGCAGGTTTTGAGTTTGTAAGAGTATTCGAGGATGAGCAATGAGATACAACTTAATTGTGATAATCCTCGGTTTGTTTTTATTGTCATCTATTGGCAATGATCCATACCCATACAAAACTATTGAAGCAAATCAAACAACATTAAAATCATGATACAAATTAAATTATTTTTATTAGATCATGAAATTGCAGAAGTCCTCGAGAATATCGAGGAACTGCAACATCTACAAACTTTTATAAGTTTAAAAAGAGAAATACTTCAAAAATACGAATCAAAAAAAGCTTTGGAATTATGACTTCAACAATCGAACCAAAACAACAGACAGTGTCAATTTGTCATTTAGATACTAGGGATTATATAACAATCCCTAGATTTCAAATGATTCAGTTAATGTACGTTTTGTATAGTGACAGAATAATGTTAAGAGGTGGCACTCCTACTCAATTCTTTAACTTACATTTTTCTAATAAACGTAAGACTAAGAAATTTTGGAGAAGACATTTCGCACCATACCTAGCAGACATTTTCCCTGCAGAGATACCAGAACGGATACAAGATACATTAGCTCTAATGTCAATTGGCATTAAGTAAGAAAATTTTACCCAAGGTTAAAAACTTGGGTATTTTTTTTGATAAAATTTTTTTCAGAAAAAAAATAATAAGCTTATAAATTGAATGCAATAATTGAATGAATTTTTTGAATGCAAATTGAATGTTAAAATTGAATGATATTAGATGACAGTTAATGACATAATACGTTAATATTAAATAGTAAACTATTTTTTATTTACAATGCAAAAAACCAAAACAAAAATTAATCAATCTAATTTTGGATTAATTACAGTATCCGCTGAGTTGAATGCACTTATGGAGAGAGAGCCACAATACCAGATAGAAATTTTTGGTGCATTACAAAACAAATATTTTTTTGGTGATTGGGGTCACATTTTAGAGGACTCAGTAAAATATAACAATGAAACAATCGAACAATGCAACGGGGGGGATATTTTAGCAGCATATAGGTTAAGCAATGGTAAAGAGATATGGATTAAAACTTATGGTTTTGGATTAACTGCTGAACAATGTAAACCGCACAATATTATTGATTGCAATAATACTTGTATTATGTACCCACACGAAAATTAATAAAATGAATTATTTAACTTTATTACCTGCCTACGGTAGAGACTACAAAAGCAAGAAATCAGTTATTAATGATTTAAATGCATTAAAAGATTTCGTAATTTCACATACTGGACAATACATTAATAAACCACAGTTTAAAGAGCTTCAAATAAGTTCTTTTAATGTTCGATATGATCAGCAAAGAAAAATAGCAAATATCAATATAAAAGATTTAAAGAAATAGTATTAAATGTTTCCTTAAGGGATCTTTGAAAAGTTCCCTTAATGAAAACATTTTATGTTTTCTTCCTTCCTAAAACAATTAAATTATGAATGATAAAAACTCTAACGGAAGAGTTTTATATGAAGGTTTATCTCCAATAAATAACAAAAAATATGCAGTTATCGTTACTGGTTTGAATGCTCAAACTAGTAATAAAAAGACTGGTGATATGTATCAAACATGGATATTAAACCAAGATATAAAACCGAACGAAGCATTTAAAAATAAAAAGTATGGCGAAACAGTATGTGGTAACTGTCCACATAGTGGATGGAATCAAAACTCATGTTACGTAAAATGGTTTCATGCTCCCTTGAGTGTTTGGAAAGCATATAAAAATAATAGATATAAATGTTTTGATGGTAACTATGAAATATTTAAAAATAAAAGTATACGTTTTGGAAGTGCTGGCGATCCTGTATTAATACCGATTGATATTGTAAAAAATATTATAAAGGTAGCAAAAAATCACACTGGTTATACTCATATGTGGCGTAATAATTTTGCATTACCTTATAAAGGTTTATTTCAAGCTAGTGTTGACAGTTTTCAAGAATATTTACAGGCAAGTTCTTTAGGTTTTAACTGTTTTTTAGTTAAACATGAGAGTGTGAATGATCCTAAAGGATTTATACATTGTCCTGCTAGCGTAGAATCAGGTCAAAAAACATCATGTAATATATGTTCTCTGTGTGATGGTAATACAGGCAATGTTGTAATAAATGCTCATGGTAATACCAAAAATAATGTTTTATTAACTGCTTGATTATTTAATTTTTAAATAATAAAAAAATAAGAAATTAAATAAAAAATCAAGATTATTTTTATTGAATGAATGTTTTGAATGTCTTGAATGCGATGAATGAATTAAATCTTGAATGTCTGAATGGTTTAAATCTGAATGAATGTGAATGAAGTGCTTGATCCTTGACATGAATGGACTAGTAAACTATTATATGCTATCATACTTATTACAAACCAACATCAAAAGTTATGAAATTATCAGAAATTAAAATTTCTACAACTGTTGCATTAATGAAAGCATCAGTTCAAGGCACAAAAACAACTAAAGGCAGAATTAATATTACAAAAGACATTGAAAGACAATGTGAAATAGTTGGTAAATATTTTGGTAATAAATTTTTATTGGAATGTATAGATGATGCTGAGCAATGCTTGGATGATTCAAAAAAATTCGATGAAATTATGGATAAATTTAAACCAATTGGTGAAAGATTCTCAGAGAATGTGGAGTTTGATTAATGGACATCAAACACAAAGTAAATATATTACTTAATGTCTTATCAGTCTTATGTGAGTTAGCTGAAAGGGATGCTACTTTCTTTTTACCGCAGAAAGGTAATGAAATTAATTATGAAGAATCG